GGTTTAGATACTCTTCCGGCCTATGCCCTTTGAGGAGAACAATAATCTCAGGAATTGTGTAGTACGAAAAGAATTGGCTTATGTCGATATTCAGCGTCTCGATGTTGCGAAGAACGTCAAAAGCATCCATGTCGACCCGGTGAGTAGACAAGGGCGTTGTCACGGTACTCATGACATTGAAGCGATCAACTCTGGGGAAGACAACAGACTGAACGTCGTCGGGCAGTGATTCAATAATGTTTAACACTTCAGCTTGTTGGCGCTCAGAAAGATCTTTGAAGAAATCGGCTAAAGGCTTGGGCATTTTGGATGTTGAATAAAGAGAACCCGCACAGCATAACTATGCGGGTTAGCAGGTTAAGCGACTAGATCAAAAGGATGTTTTTTAGGGGCTGAGCGCCTCCTTTTAACTCGATATCCTTTTTGAATTCTTGCCATTCCCTGAGGAATTTTCCGCATCTGCTGGCCTCCTCTTCCAAAATGGCAATTTGAGTCTCTTTGTCTTTTCCTTTTAACTCAGGAAATTTTTCAGTAAAAAAAGTTTGAACGTCCATAATTAGGAGTCCTATAAAGGGGCTCGATTTATGAAGCAGACGGCTTTATAATGCCGTTGTCCCTGCATTGTGTTCCAGAGCCCGTTTGGAACAAAATCTTTAGAAGAGCCTAAGAGATTGCCGTCCCTTAGGCTCTTCGGCTAATTCGGCGAGCATCGCTAAGAAAGTACCCGGCACTTTCCTCGGAAACATTGAAGTTCTCGCTGATTTCTGAGGCAGAAACTAAACCTATCGCTTTGGTTCCGGCTATGGTCATCAGTAAGAAGCTTGCACCTTTATCTGCTTGCCACTCAGGGTCGCGGTAGATCGGGATATCTTCCCTTCGTGAAGGGGTTCCTCTTCCGTACACCAGTGCGGGAGGTTTATGGTCCAGTATCATATGAGCTATCTCATGTGCGATGGTGTAACGCATGCGATGGATCCCGACTTTTTGTTCAAGATCATCGGGAATATAGATCGTTCTCGTGACACCGTCCCAAAGAGCTTCAGATCTGCTGCTGTTCGGTATGGCGTCAAATTCTGCGCGGGTCACGATCTGATATGAAGCGTTTTTTTCACTGGTGCAAAAATCGAGGGCCAGTTCGATGTTTACGGCCTCGTCGGGTCTTGCAAAACGATTGCGATAACCCAGCATGATGTCGTGTATTTGCTTTGCGCTCATTGGACTGGCTTCGGTTCCCGGAATGAAAGAACTCCGGGCGCAATGCTTGAAACTCATTTGTTTTGCTCCTTTTCTAATTTGTCTAGAGCTTCTAAAAATTCTTTGACGCGATCGTCAGAGAGCCTCTGGAAGTTCACAGCTGATACACGGGAGAGGACATTCGCGGTTTGAGTTGGCAAACCATCTAGATTGATCTGTTTTGAAGAAAGTGCAATTTCTTTTGAAAAGTCTGCTTTGAGGCCGTGTTGAGAGAAGAATTCTTCGGCTTTTCCTCGCCAGGTTGAAGGGACCGGCTTCCTGCCGTTTTCAACGGCACTTAAAAAGGACACTGATACGTTTAAAAAATTTGCAAGTTGTGTGAGTGTTGTACTTGTTTGAATTCTGGCACTCCTAATAACTTTTCCAAAAGGGCTTAGCATAGTAACTCTCCTTAACCAATAGGTTCAATTTTGAACCTATTAGGTTCACAATACTACGGTAACAAGAATGTGTCAATGTCTGATGAGCAATTTTGGTGGGAGAATTAGAGAGTTGTTTTGCATCGTTTAGCTGGCAAACGAAATTAAAAAGCGGATGGTTGAATGAGCGTTCGCTTTTTTATTTTCGTCACCTACCTTAGGACGAACGCTTGGGCCGTGCGTTATCGGCCTCTCCTTGAGAAGTGGTATGAGGGTTCTCCGGGGCGGTTGGGTGGCTGCTCCGGAGTTTTTTCTTTATGAAGTTATGCCTGTATTTCCGTTAAAGCACTGCGCCTTTCCCGGCTGTGGTGCGCTGTTCCGCGGCTCCGGCTCTTATTGCGAGAAGCATAAACAGATCGCTCAGGATCAAAGAGCGGACCGACGCCGCCAGCTCGATCGAGAAAGAGGATCGGCAGCCTCAAGGGGTTATTCCTCCGCCTGGAGAAAAGCCCGGGAAGGTTTCTTAGCTCGCCATCCGTTTTGTGTTCAATGCGAAGCAGAAGGCTTTCCTCGATTGGCTGCGGTAGTGGACCATGTCATCCCACATAAGGGGGATAAGCAGTTGTTTTGGAATCGAAATAATTGGCAGCCCTTGTGCAAAAGACATCACGATCTCAAGACAGCTGCGGAAGACGGAGGCTTCGGAAACATGGGGAGGGGTGGTGAAAAAGTGAAGTGACGCGATCGTCCGAGACCGCGCCCTCAGTCGAATTTTTATGCGTGCAAAATTGGAGATTTTCGAGGTTTTGCGCGTCTGGAGTAAATAGGATGAAAGGTCGAAAACCTTTACCGACAGAAATTAAAGAACTCCAAGGGACGCTTCAGCCGTGCCGTACAAATTACCAAGAACCTAAGGTCCGCCAAAAAATTTGTGAAAAAGCGGCTCCGCCGGAGACGTTGTCGGACGAAGCGAAAGTCCATTGGAATTTTGTGCTCGAGCACGAAGGCGCAGGCTGGATCAAACAATGCGACCGCGGAATGTTCGAGCAATACTGCGAGCTCTGGGCAGAGATCACGAAAAGCCGAAAAGAAAAAAAGGCGCTCCGTGCAGAGCTCTCGGAACTTCGGCCTCAGTACGAGGAAGCCCTGAGGTTCGGAAGCTTAGACAGAGCCAAGGTCATCAATGCCAGGATGGAGGCCTTGGAAGAAAAAGACAGGTTCCTGGCCAACTTAATCGTTAAGAGTGTCCAGCCTTTCAAGAGCGTGGCCGCCGAACTCGGGCTAACGCCGTCTTCTCGGTCTCGAGTCATCGCTTTAAACGGTGCAGATACTCCGAAAAACCAAGAAGATTCTGAACTTTTTTCTAAAGAGGCGATGCAAAAATGCCTTGAATTTGGCCTTGATTACGGTGGAATGAATTGAAAAATTACGTTGCATGGGCTCAAAAGTACGTGCAGCAGGTCCTAAGCGGAGAAGTTCTCGCTTGTGTTTATGTCCGCCAGGCTTGTGAAAGACAGAAAAAAGACCTTGAAAAATCAAAATCAGGGTCTTTTCCTTATGTGTTTGACCCGTTTTTGGCGACTCGGGCCTGCTTCTTTATCGAGCATTTAAGGCATGTGAAAGGACCTAAAGCCGGTCAGTTGATCCAACTGGAGCCCTGGCAGTGTTTTGTTGTCACTTCAATCTTCGGCTGGGTTCACAAAGATACGAGAAAGCGCCGCTTTAAGCGCTCTTACATTGAAGTTCCTCGCGGTAATGCGAAATCGACGCTCTCGGCTGCGATCGGTCTTTACATGATGACCATGGACGGAGAAGGAGGCGCGGATTGCTACTCTTTTGCGACGACCCGGGAGCAGGCCAGAGAAGTTTTTGACACTGCTCGCGATATGGTCCGCCGCTGCACGGATGTCAGCCGGGAACTCGGAATTAAGGCGTTGGATTATTCAATAGTTCAGCTCGCGAGTAATTCAAAATTCGTTGCGAAGTCCGCGCAAGGCAGCACCTTAGACGGTCTCAATACGCACTTTGCTTGTATTGATGAACTTCACGCGCATAAAACCCGTGAAGTCTACGACGTGGTTGAAACGTCTATCGGCAAGCGGCTGCAGCCGCTGCTGTTTGCCATTACGACGGCCGGATTCAACTTATCCGGAATCTGCTACGAGCTTAGAAACTACGTGATTGAAGTTTTGTCCGGGAAAAGTTCCGGCGGGGATGACCAGTTCGGAATTATTTACACGATCGATAAAGAGGATGACTGGACAAGTGACAGTGCGCTGATCAAAGCCAATCCGAACTGGGGCATCTCGGTCCATCCGGAGACGATTAAATCACTCCGCGATAAAGCGCAGACGGTTGCAAGTGCGGTTAACAACTTTAAGACGAAGCACTTGGATGTCTGGTGTAACGCAGACGCGGCCTGGATGGATCTGACCAAGTGGAATGATTGCGGCGATCCGGCCTTGGAAGAGTCCGACTTCTACGGACAGGAATCTTGGCTGGGGCTCGACTTGGCCTCAAAGATTGACTTGACGGCAGCGGTCAGGCTCTTTTGCAAAACGATCAACGGCGTCCAGCATTTCTTTGTTTTCCCGCAGGTTTGGCTGCCCCGGGAAACTGTTAACACAGCGAAAAACGCTTCTTATTCCGGCTGGGAGTACGAAGCGCGTCTGAAAGTGACGGAAGGTGCGGTAGTTGACTTTGAAGAGGTCAAAGAATATGTCCGGAGAAGCTGCTCTGACTTTGTTGTAAAGGAAATCGCTTATGACCCGTGGCAGGCAACTCAGCTCGCGAGTGAATTAACCGAGCAAGGCTGTCCGATGGTCGAGGTCCGAAACAGTGTCCAGAACTTCTCCGAGCCGATGAAAACCATCGAGGCTTTAGTGATGTCCGGAAGGCTGCATCATCCGGATGATCCGATTTTTAACTGGTGCGTTTCAAACGTCGTCTGTCATCGCGATGCGAAAGACAACATTTATCCGAACAAGCTGAGGAATGAAAACAAGATCGACTTGGTGGTGGCTCTAATCATGGCCTTCTACTCATTCCTGATCGGCGGCGGAAAGATTGAAAAGCCGGTGGACCTGACACCGATGCTTGACTCTCCGCTCATTTTCAATTGGTAAATTATGTTTTTGAGTTCATTTTTTTCTTCGATCGGGAACCCGTTCAAAGACAGTAAAGGCGTGCAGCGAACGGAACCGATGCTGGAGCTGGTGCCGAGGAAACGGCAGACTTCGGAAGAAACGGCCCTGCAGATTTCCTCCGTGATGGCATGCACGACGCTTTTGGCCGAAACGGTGGCCTCCATGCCGATCTTCGTTTACCGCAATGACAGCGGAAACAGAGACTTGGCCCGGGAAACCGAACTTTGGAAGCTGCTGCACGACGGCCCGAATGAGTTCATGACACCGGTGGAGTTCTGGTCTCAGGTCATCTTCAACATGGTGCTTCGAGGTAACGGGTACGCCAGGCTCAAACGAGAGAGAAACAATCCGTCCGGACAAGTGCTCTCGATGATGCCGCTTAACGCTCAGCAGGTCAGGACGATTTACGACGGTACGACACTGAGATACGAATACAGCCATGACGGTGAAACGGAGAAGATCGCTAAAGAGTTCATGTTTCACCTAAAGGGTGTCGGCGGACGTTTTGCCGGAGCCTCGAAGCTGGATTTGATGGCAGCCACGATTGGCGAAGCGGCCGATGCGCAAGAGACCGCTTCAACCCTGTTCGGAAATGCCAATAAGCCGAGCGGCATCTTGAGCTCGGAAGGCACGCTCGATAAAGAGCAGAGAGAGCGCCTTCAAACAACCTTCTATGAAATGGCTAACGGCAGCCGCTCCGGATTGTACGTGCTTGAAGGCGGTCTGAACTACACGCCTTTGACGCTGACGCCGGCAGAAACACAGCTTCTGGAGACAAGACGGTTTTCTGTGGAGGAAATCTGCCGCTGGTTCGGCGTCCCGTCCGTTCTGGTCGGATCAAACGCAGCCACAACATGGGGCAGCGGTATTGAGCAGATCATCTTGGGCTTCCAAAAGTTCACATTGCTGCCGTTATGCCGGCGAATTGAACAGGCGGTGAGAGCCCGAATCATGACGCCGGAAGAATTTGTGCTCTACACGGTGGAAATTTCTATGGACAACTTACTCCGGGCAACCATGAAAGAGCGCATGGAAATCCATGGCAAAGCCATCCAGTACGGCGTTGAAACCGTTAACGAAGCACGTCAATACGAAAACTTGCCGCCGGTGGAAGGCGGTGATGTCAATTTTGCGCAGTCGGCGCTGAGGCCTATTTCAGCATTGGCCAAAGCAACGGTCGACCAAAAAACTAAGGAGTCAGACAGTGTCTAAAGAGCTGAAAAAGGATCAGACCTTATCCGTCAGATTGGAAGGCGTGGAAGTAAAGCTATCCGAGGACAAGAAAACCGGTGTCGTCAGAGGTTATGCCTCGGTCTACGACAACCTGAATTGCTACGGCTTTTATATCGCCAAAGGCGCCTACAGCGCAGTACTGAAGAACTCGACTTCGACGCCGAAGATGTTCTTCAACCATGACTATTCAGCTGTTCCGGTGGGCCGTTGGACCTCGCTCAAAGAAGACGATAAAGGTCTTTACGTTGAAGGAGAACTCACGCTCGGAGTCGGAGCGGCCTCCGATATTTATGAGGCGCTCAAAGCCGGAACCTTAGACGGTTTGTCCGTAGGCATTCGCTTAGGTGAATACGTTGAGGATGACAACGGCAATATCAAGGTTTTAAGCATTGCTGCGCTCTACGAAATTTCCATCTGCAGCTTCCCGGCTGACGGCCAGGCGAGGATTGCAGAAACACTCTCGAAGGATTCTCTGGACGAAACCATCGAGAAAATTAAGACGTTAAGAGATTTTGAAGCCTGCCTGAGGGATTCTTGCGGCTTCAGCCGGAAACAGGCCTTAGCGCTTGTTTCTCGCGTGAAGAAGGTGCTGAGCGAAGAGCAGCGAGACGCTGCTTTGGCTGAAGCATTAAACAAGGTGCTCGGTGTAACCGAGCGAATCGATAAAGCACTCAGTGGGAAAATTTAAATGAACGAAGAAATTGAAAAACTCCTGTCCGCAATGACCAACATTGAGGCCAGATTAGGACAGCTGTCTACGGTTGAAGAAACCGCCAAAGTTAAGGCCGAACTTGCCGAACTCAGCAAAAAGCAGCTCGGTCTGGCTGAAGAAATCCGCCGCCTCAAACAGCAGCAGCCGGGCGGCTCCGACAACGTTTCC